CCTATGCTTTAGGTGCTTCAAATTTATGGTACTTCTCTGCTTTTGGAACAACAGTTATTGCTTCTAACGGAGTTGATACACCACAAAAATTTGTTGTAGGTTCTTCTTCCTTATTTGCAGATTTAGGTGGATCTCCACCTGTATTTACTTTTTCTGCAGTCATAAGAGATTTCTTAGTTACAGGAAGAACAAACTCAGTTACTAATAGAGTTCAATGGTCTGGTATTAATGATGTTGAAACATGGACATCAGGAACTAAACAATCTGATTATCAAGACTTAGCAGATGGTGGTGAGATTACTGGTGTAACAGGTGGTGAATATGGTTATATATTTCAAGAAAACCAGATTACTCGTATGGACTATGTGGGAGGAACAACTGTATTTAGATTTTCAGTAATATCTAAAAACAGAGGTTCTGTATTTTCTAAATCTGTAGCTCATATAGGTAAACGAGTATTCTTTTATTCACAAGATGGTTTCTTTGAAATAGATGGTGAGAATGTTAAAGCTATCGGAGAAAATAAAATTAACGATACTTTTAAAGCAGATCTAGCAGCAGGTTATGAACAGAATATTATAGGAGCTGTAGATCCAGTTAATCACTTAGTGATTTGGTCTTACCCAAATACATCTGCTACAACAGGAATACAAAATAGACTACTTATTTATAACTATACAACAACAAGATGGTCTATTGTTGAATTATCTGCTCCAATGATCTTTACACAATTTTCTGAATCTTACACTTTAGAAATGTTAGATGATGTAGCTGCAAGTTTAGAGGATCATACAATTTCATTTGATTCTAGATATTGGACTGGTGGAATAGTTACTCTTGCTGGGTTTGATTCAGATAATAAATTAATAGATTTTACTGGAGACAACTTGGCAGCAACAATTGAAACAGGTGAAATTGAACCTGCTCCAGGAAGACGATCTACAGTTACTATGGTTAGACCTTTGATAGATGGAACGTCTACTGCAAGAGTTACCAGCAGATCAAGAATAGCGGATTCAGCAACAAGTACAAGTTATAGTTCTTTACGAGCAAATGGAGATTGTCCTGTAAGATCTACAGGAAGATACCACAAAATAGGCGTTGCTATGGAAGCGGCTGCATCATGGAGTGATGCTCAAGGTGTAGATTTAATAGCAATTTCAGCAGGAAACAGATGAGTGATATACACGATTTAGACAATATAAGATTTGCATTTACAGAAAGTGAATTTTTCCAACGAGAGGTTGAAAGAGCTGTGAATGATATGATATACAAAAACAACCAAGAAAATGACAAAGCATTTGTTTGGTTTATGGGAGGATAATAATGGCAGGATCATACGTAGGAAAATATGATACAACAGCTGCAAATAATACAGCTACAGGTACAAATTCAGTTAGTATAGCCGAAGGAATGGCTCCATCTAACATTAATAACGCTATGCGTGATATCATGGCGGATATTAGACAATGGTACAATTCAGCAGAATGGATTGAATATGGAGATGGAGCAGGAACATATACACCTGCTTATGCATCAGGTACAAGTTTTACAATTGCAAGTGCAGACGTAACATCTGCTTACCATGTTGGTAGAAGAGTTAAAGCAGTAGGTTCGTCTACAGGAACAATTTACGGATCAATTACAGCTACAAGTTTTTCAACAAATACAACAGTTACAGTTTCTTGGGATTCAGGTTCACTATCTAGTGAATCTTTAACAATTTATATTGGTATTACAAGTGCAACAAACACTTCAATGCCAGAAACTCCATCTATAACTGGAGATTATACATTAGATGTATCAGGCGATATTATCCTAGATGCTGATGGCGGAGATGTATTCTTTAAAGATGGTGGTACTACCTTTGGAAGTGCTACTAATACTTCAGGAAATTTAATTATTAAATCAGGTACAACAACTGCATTAACTTTTAGTGGAGCTAATGTTACTGGATCTGGAACTGTAACTGTTGGCGTTGATGATGCAGGACATGATGTAAAATTCTTTGGAGATACGGCTAGTAGATACTGGTTATGGGACACATCAGCAGATGGTGTTGTTCAAAGAGGTACTTTAACAGTTGGTGTTGATGATACGGGTCATGATATTAAATTTTTCGGAGCTTCTGCTGGTGCTTTCGGATTATACGATGAATCAGAAAATGCATTAGAAATACGTGGAGCAACCGCAGCAGGTGCTGGTTTATTAAAACTTACAACTGGTGAACTTACTGTTGTTGATGCAGATAAATTAGGAAGAATAGATTTTCAAGCTCCTGTAGAATCTGATGGTACAGATGCTGTTGCAATAGCAGCTTCCATATGGGCAGAAGCAGATGATACATTTAGTTCTTCTGTTAATAATACAGATTTAGTATTTGCATTAGGTAAATCAGAAGCGGCTGCTGAGAAATTTAGACTTACAGCAGATGGTGAAATAGGACTTGGTGGTGCTAATTATGGCTCAGATGGTCAAGTATTAACTTCTGGTGGAGCAGGTGCAGCTGCAGCATGGGAAACTCCTAGTAGTGGTGTAGCATTAACAGGATCGACAGATAATACAGTAGTAACTGTTACTGGATCTAATGCCATTGCTGGAGAAGCAAACTTTACATATGATGGTACAGATGCAGGTTTAACAAGTGGAACATCTACTAAACCTATTCTTAGCATTACAAACACAAACACAGATGCTAATGGATCTATTATTAAATTTATTAAAGATGCTGGAGAAGCTGGAGCAGCAAATGATATATCAGGATTAATTTCATTTTTTGCTGATGATGCATCTCAAAACAATCAAGAATTTGGAAGAATTACAGGTAGAGTTGTAGACGCAACATCTGGTGGTGAAGAAGGAGCTTTAGACTTTTATGTAGCTGAATACGATGGAACAGTTACTAAAGGTATGGAGATTAAAGGATTATCTTCTGATGGAAATATCACAGTTGATATTTCTACACACGATGGTTCAGCAGGCGGTTTAATGTTGGGTGGAACTTTAGTTACTTCAACAGCAACAGAATTAAATTTAATGGATGGGGGAACAACTGCAGGAACAACAGCAGTTGCATCTGGAGACGGAATTGTTACCAACGATGGTGGAACAATGCGTCAAACAACAGTTGCTACATTTGATACTTATTTATCAGGTTCAACACAAACTTTAACCAATAAAACTTTAACAGCACCTAAATTTGCTGACGCAGGATATATAGCTGATGCAAATGGTAATGAATTAGTTATACTTCAAACAACAAGTTCAGCTGTTAATCAATTTGATATACATAATGCTGCAACAGGTAATAATCCTGTTATTGAAGCAACAGGTGGAGACTCAAATGTTGGATTGAATTTTACTACAAAAGGAACA